ATATCAACAAAATCCATCCATATTCCAGTAGCTATCGCTAGCGCTGGAGCAATTGCATCTCGCCAGATCATATCAAATATTCTTTTTACTTCTGTGAATATCACTTCGATAAGACCCCATGACTCGGTAGCAAATTCAGCAATCATCGGTAGAATTACCGTAATAAGTTTCTCAATTGTAGGAAATACAGCAATATTCCAAATATCCGAGAATACGCGATTAAAGGTATCAAAGATTCCTACTACCATCGTGCCTACTGTAGTAAATATTTGTTGCCATGCCACTGTAAACGGCCCTGTAAAATAATTAAGTAATGGTTGCCCTAGCGTCTTAATGTCTGTGAACATCCCTGAAACAGTAGTTTTAAATGTTTGAATGCCTGGCTGTAAATTAGTCCAAATATTTGAGAATATTGGAGCAAAGCTTGTAGTGAGCCATGTATTGAATAACGAAAAACCAGTCTTGATATTTTCTATTGATTTTGCCAAGCCACTATCTAGTGCTGATGTATCTGCATCTACTTTAGCTGTGATTCCCATGGTACCAGCACCGGTATCTACTCCACCCATCATAGCCATAGCATCTGCTGCGTTTTCTGTATTATCTGCTATGCTCTCAGTGGTGTTATTTAGCATGTCGAAAGATGCTGTGCCGCTCTTTGCATCTTTAGCTGCTTTCTTTGCTGACTTGCCCATATCAGATAATCCCGAGCTTGCATCCTCTGTCCCGATTGCTATAGCTCCCGCATTACTTGCCGTATCCCCCATAACACTTTTAAGATTAAATACTGTGCTTAGTATCTTCCCAACCTTATTAGCAAACTGCGTAAGGTATGAAAGTGAAGTACTCAAAAATTTAACAACCGGCGTTAATACCTGAATTAATCCAGTACCAAGAATTCCAAGAAACTCTTTCCACTTCTCAGATAATACCCTAGTCTGGTTCGCCCAACTATCGGAAGTTTTAGCGAAATCACCTGCAGCCAATGATGTTTGAGCCAGGAAGTACTGTTGCCTTACAAGTAGCTTTTCATTAGCAGCCATATCTCCATAAGCTTTACTAAATCCATTCTGCAAAGCAAATAATGCTAAGTTGGTTTCTGTCGCAACAAGTCCTATGGCTTTTAGTGGCTCGGTCTCTCCAGTGTAGATTGCCTTACCTATTGTCTTTACTTCTTCAGCTGTTTTATTGTAAAACGACATTATATCAGCCAACCGGCCTGTAATATTAACTGCCATATCCGATCCAACATCTGAGGCCTGACCCATTCCAGTCGACATTGCCATAAATAAGGATCCCATCTCTTTGGCTGCCAACTTCGATATACCAAAGGTCTCTATGGATGTCTTTGCAAACTCTTCCATCTTGTAAGCCATATCACCAAAAGCAGTATCAACGACATTCTGCACTTCCTGCAGATCAGAGGCTATCCCAACAGCTTGTTTTCCGAACCGAATAAGCTGTGCAACCCCGAACACTATTCCCAGTGTCTTCCCCAGGCTTAACAAAGTACTTTTAAGGCTATTAGCTTGAGATTTGATTGTGTTGGTCCCAGATTTAAACCCGGCAGTATCTATCTTGGTATCAAATTTTAAACTACCATCATAAGCTATTTAACTCACCCCTTTCTATAACGGGAGGCTATTATAATAATCAAGCTCTGCCTGTTCCTCTGCCGTGAGCTTTTCTTTTATGTCAATTAAGCTTTTATTTTCTTTGTAAAATTCTAGTTCGTGTTTCTCGAGTTTCTTATGCTTATTTTTCTTTGAACGGATACTTACAATCGTAGAAAAAAGTCCTTCACCAATCTCATTAAAGAGACCAACGAAAGACCACCAGTGCATATATTCTTTATCTCTAGTTTCATAGCCTGCAACCTTATTGATTGCTGAAAAGATAATCTGTTCATCTTGCTCCCAATCCATGACTTTCTTTGCATATTGATATTTTTTATTATCTTCGACCTTGCCACCCTCGAGATACCATACTCCTTGGTTCATAGCTTCCTCTTGGTCAGCTTCGGGGATATTTTCGAGATCCTCATAAAGACATTCCAACATGACTGCGGTCTTTTCTTGGTCGGACAACTCCACATCGTTATAAGCTTGGAAAATTAAAAGAGCCACGCGGAAATCTGTCCGGATAGCTCTGTATGTTCCATTAATATTTAGTTCCTTGGGAAGACTCCCGATCATCTTTTAACCACCCCTGTATATTTCCTGATGCGCTTCTGGCTAGTGATTTGCTGAGCCTTTACCTCTTTTTCAACAACTGGAATAATTACATTCAAGAAGCCCACATACAAAGGCTGTCCACCTACCATGCTGAGAGGGCTCTGCTTGCCAAATACTATGTCACTAATAGGAGAATTGAAGATGTAATCAATCTGGTTCTTAATTGTCTCATTGATGCCTTTAACGATTTCAGCAGCCTTTCCCAACTCTTCAAGAGGGGTTCCATCTGCTTTTAGTTCGATATCCTTATCGATTGCTGTTGCCTTGTCTATTGCATCATAAGCTACTTTTATTCTTTCAATGATCGAGAAGTCGGAAGGATTAAACCTTATAACCTTGTTCACATCACCGTTAATAGTAAATTCCTTATATCCATCATCAAAACTTAAATTTTGCATAACATAATCTCCCTTCGTTTTTAAGTCGGGCAGAGGAAAACGAAGGAGGGCGAAAACCACCACCCGACAAATATATTAAGTTTCCTTAATACCTGTTAAGCTACATCGGGTGTAAAGGTTTTTGTTGATAATGCAAATAAGCCTTTCACTCTGTTGCCCGTGTTGTGAATATTGAACGGGATCTGTACACCAGTTGTATCTCCACCATAAGATACAACCTCGATAATAGCATCTTCTTTATAGGCTACATAGGAGCCTTCGGGTACCCCGGTTTCCCATAGGTGAACCTCGACTGTAGAAGTCTTTAAATCATCCAGCGTCTGGCGTTCGTCAGCAATCTTCTGTAACCTAACATACAAAGGATCACCCACAACTGCATAATACGGCTCTACGGAAGCCTGAGGCTCGTATCCATCAATGCTTGTAACTGTCTCATTGAGAATGTTGGTTGTGGTATTGACATTGGCGTTCATCTCAATAACATATTCCTCTAAATCGGCGCCTAATCGGTTATAAACCGCAGGACCAGCCACCGGAGCTGAGTCAATATAATGCGCCATATACTTTCTTTTGATTTTTCCAGTAATAACTTCTGGCATTTATAATACCTCACTTTCTAAGTGATATTGAGCATAGATCTGTAGCTGATACGTCACTGGGCCGTTCAGAGTGCCGTCTTGGTATCCATATAACATACCGTTTGCACTGGTCAGCTTAGTGAGTACACCTGGTACTGAATGCTCATTAATAGTTACTTCAATGGCCTGGTTATTCGCTGCATGTTCGAGCCAATAAGCCAAGCTCAATAAAAAAGTGCTATTTGCTAATCTCTCGTAATCCGAAAAGGACTGAAAGACTGCATATAGCACGAAATTATGTTGTCTGTCTTGGTTGCCAATGATATCCTCTTTTAACAACTGATCACCAGTTGGATACAGTCCGTAATTATCCGGTTCATCCTCAGTGTAATCAATATGTAAATCCGATATATTTGGGAATCCCATGACTACTTCTTTTACCAGTTCAATTATATTCATCGTCCACCTGCTATCTTCTGAGCTCCACGAAGGATCTGTTCTTTTTTATCAGCCTTCATCCTCTCGAACCAAAACGGACCGGCCAGTGAATTTTTACTCGTGTTATACCTTAAATCTTTATCGGTAAGCACCTTACTCTCACCATGGCTCCATGCGCTTCCAGTAATAGATGATACCATTAACTTACCGTAATATTGATACCGTGCATAAGGAGTATTCTGTTTGATATCGCCGCTTCCAATTTTGGTGCTTAGCGTAGCACTTTTTATAAGTACTCCGCCTAAATGCGGAGTGTACGGATCCATCAATCGAATTACTTCTTGGTCAATATATTTTTGAGTCGTTCCGTTAACTACAATACCTCTTTCTTGGCAAAGCTGCAGAATAGATTTCATTTCAAGATTGTAGTTCACCTTATCACCTACTTACATGATATTTGATAGTGCTGCATTGAAGGGCTACCGTAAAGCTTGCCATCTGCCACGGTCACCGTATAAACATAATGAGAAGCTTTCAGAGCTGTCAGGGATGCCGATATAGTGGACTGAGAGGTATTATCGAACTCAGTCAATACCTCGCCCTTGATAACAAGGTCCTTACTTGTGGTAAAGTCTAGTCCATCCGGAACGCTACTAGCCGGAATGAACACCTTCACAGAATCCGCAGATGTCAATCCTGTTTTCTCAATATTGCTCTGCTTGACCTCTTCCCAGAACACCTTATTGATTACCTTCCTGGTATACTTGCCATTCTTACTGCAGGAATACAGCGTCATATCTGCATTGGTATACATATCAACACCCCCGATACAGTAAGCCTGTCATAGCAAGCCAGTTATAGATGATGCTCAGAATGGATACGCTCAGTAATTTCTCTTTGGCTTCAGGACTTACATAGGATACAGAATATTCGCCGACCTTCTCGGAGGCAACTCCCTTGTTATCTTCCTGATCGGCTTTATGAATAGCCTCAGCGATCTCACAGCAGCACATTTTAACATCGTCAGGTATATTAACTACATCTAGCCGATTAAAAGTGTACTTCCTGATCTCCTGCGTGGCTTTTCTGGCATACAAGTCAAAAGAGGCAGTGTCAATTACTGCCCCTTTGTATGCACCAGCATAATACGCGTAGTCAGCGTAATTAGTCATTGGCTCCGCCTCCTAACATTATTCCGAGATCAGAGTTACTGCTTGAGATACTGCAGAGGATGCCACAGTAACAGTACCGGTAACTTTGGTGTATCCCTTAAGAGTAACCGCATAAGGATATGTGCCGGCTCTAAGATTAAATACAGCCTGACCAGATGCATCCGTCTTAATGTTGGATCCGTTAACATTTACTCTTGCGTCAGCAATTGCAACGGGAGTCTCTGCATTATCTTTTATGGTAAAAGTAACGGCCTGAGTGGTAACTGGTATTGCCGGCTCAAGATAAGCAAACGGACATCCAACACGATCCTCATCGATACGGGTTGCAGGATTAGGCAGCGCCCAGCCCAGACGGAACACAACGCGAAGAGCTATCATGTCCTGCTGAGCAAGATTATACACGATCTCTTTGGATGCAGGATCCTGAATAACACCCTCTGTGAGGATCTTAACCGTAATGTCTTGACGGATTGCATAGACTGCCTTGGAGAAATCACCGACAATCATCTGCGCTATAGTACCGTTAAATGAACCGTTATCAGGGAAATACATCGGAGCGCCATCAAGAGCGTACTGGGTAGAACCTTGCATCATCTTATTGAAGATAGGCTGCTTTGCATCATCACGAAGCCCACGAAGTTTAGCTTTCATGTTGGTGGAAGCGATTACACCAGAAACGGCATATCCGTCATCTTCAACCTTTGCGAATACTCCGTCCTCTGCGAGAATTTTAGCATAATAATCAGGGCTAGCACCAAGAGCAACATTGTTACCAGACTGTCTTGCTAATGTGATAATATCATTTTGCCATTCAGAAGGACGATTCTCTCCAAAGATTACAGCGGAGTCAACACGCTGCCCGATAGCTTCAATGACACGTGGGGTAATCTCACCCATGATGTCAAACTCTGCATCATCGAGTACCGCTTCCGGGATTGGAACAATAACCGCCAGCTCAGCAGCTGTCAGATAGACATTATCCCATGCCTGTCTGGATGTCTGCTTCATTCCGGTATCGCCATTGACCCAGTAGGCAGTTGGTAAGAAATCAAGCACCCTGATCCTTGTCTGCTTGGATGTCATATTGGGAAGCTTCTTGGCCATCGCCATAAATACAGATGATTTCGGAGCATCCTGTGCGATCGCATCCACAATCTGTTCACGGATAATCGCTTCTGCATCTGATCTATTAACGATACTGGTTGCAAATGCCTGTAAATTCATTGCGATTTTTCTAATTCTGTTCATAATTTACCTCATTCTTTCTTAATTATTCCGACTTAAGCAGGGATCTAAAAGCTTCGTTTGCCGCAGCCTTTTTATCTGTATTGTCGGTGGTTGTTTGGTTGCCGGTTACCACTCTCGGAGTAGTCTTTGACTCTTCGAAAAGGTAGCCATTGTCTTTCTTGACTGCTTCAAGAGCTGCTGAAATGTCGCTGTCCTGGTTCTTGGACTTTTTCAAGCTGTCAACGTCAATCATTGCCATAACAGCCTTTACATTTCTTGGCTTGAGCGCCGAAATTTTACCTTCCAGAGCCGCGGAAAACTGCATATCAGAAATCTGGCTCTCATAGGTTGACTTTGTGGTGGTAAGATCATTTGTAAGGGATGTGATTTTGCCCTGCAATTCTTTCACATCGACATTCTCGAACCCTTTCAATTTTTCCTGCACACCATCGAGCTGTGTTTTATACGTGTTTGCCACTCCCTGCTCACGAGTAATATCTCTGCCGTTCTCTTCCATGATCTGATCGATCTGCTCTTTTGTTAAACACATATCTTCTAATAACTTTCTTTTCATATTAATCCTCCATTTACGCTTTTTACGGGTCAGCACCCGGGAATTAGTTTTACGTCATTGCGGACATAAAAATAAGACGTTAACGCACGTCTCTAGCGAGATTAATGGATCACCGCCTCTCTATATATGACACATTATCCGGATATTGATCTGCTAAGCTCTTATATCCGATCCGAGCAGACTTTAGCAATGCACTACTTATTGTTCCGGTTTTGAGTGGTATATGATATCTCATTCCTGATTCATCCTCAGATGTTTCCACCTCCATGCATGTTAACTCTCGTATTGAATTAATTGTGTTGATTGTCAGTATTGATACAGCAGCACAAACAATATCTCTACCTGGTATAGAGTAATTTGCGTGACCGGATATATCAAAACCGATCAGTCTTTCATTGTTATAAATACCTTTAATTTTTGTCATACATCCTCCATAACGGGCATAAAAATACCACCTACCAAAATGATAGATGGTATTAAAAAACTAATTGATCACTAATTTCATTAAGTGACTTTCCATTAAAAAACTTATCCGCCATAACTTCATCAATATTGTCATAGTCTTTAGTGATTGAATTATATGTCACTGAAATATTTTTGTGATTAATCGGACAAATAGAACCGAAGACACCAAGATACTCAAACTCTATATCATCGGTTAAGCTTAATATCCATTCTTTTAATTTGCTCGGTTTCATAAGATATCTTGATTCTCCTTTCTTTCCTCCTCGGTGAGCTCTCTGATCTGCCTGGAAGAAATCTTTCCGTACTTCCAAACTATATCATGTGCATGTTCACCATTTTTTCCATAGGGGTGATGCTTTCTATTCCCGTGGTCATTATTGGTTATCTGCTTTATCCAATTACTTTCGGAATCATAATAGTTTCTTGTAATCCCTCCGCTTTTTGTTACAAGCTGAGTAATTGAATTCGGTGCACCTTTCGGTGTTGTTGATCTAACATTAATTATACCATTTTTATCGGTTTTTGCAACTACCTTGCCAGATACAATCTTCCCAAGGCCATCCATGTAGATGCGCTCTTTCTGCTGCGGCAGTTTCATTTCTTGAGAAAACATCTTGTACTGTCTCATGGTGTTCTGGTATCGTATCTTGGCGTTTATGACATCCTCCTCAGCAGCTCCGCCAGATTCCAAAAGCTTAATGTCCTGTCTCTGCTTTCTCATAAGCGTTTCAAGCTGTCTCTGACGCTGTGTAGCCTCGTACGTGGTATAATCCTTGCCATTGTACGTCTTAGGCTTATTCTCTTCGGCAATCATCTTATCAAGCTCTTCATCAGAATAGGTTCGCTCAGAAACACCATCGATAAATGGATAATAGGAATGATAACAATTCCAGCCGCATAGTCCTGGTCCGGTACCCAGTTCACAAATATCAATTAATTGCTGCTTGCTAAATACTCTGCCTTGCCATTCCTGGTGCGAAGGTCTTGCAGATGCATGCCAGGAAACTTCGTACTTATCGGTTCCGAGTTTCGCCGCATTGTTCTCATTAATATGCCCAGTTACCTGAGTGATCCCGGTCATTAATGCCCTTCGAGCTGCAACCTCTATTCGGTTATTCCATCCGGATGCATAATCAACCGTTCTGAGTCCGCTTTTGGTCATTTCATGAATAACTTTTTTAAGTGTAGTATTATAATCAAAGGTTCCATCAGCAATTCCCAGGACTGCTGTATCAAGAGTTAGTTGCAGGTATTCCGGTAATGGAGTAAATATCATTTTTCCATTCATATCAATAGCAAATCCAAGCGTTTGAGTGATATTAATCATCTGCTCCTTAGTCTGCTTAATTGCCGATTGCACAAGTTGCTGAAGCCCTTTATTCTTTTTGAACGGAATGAACTCCTTACCTACTGTCTTATACAATTTTTCATCTCTGGCATATCCGGACTGGATGGCACTCTCGTACAGATTGTCAATTTCTTCATCAGACAACTTCAAAGTCTGCTGTATCTGCTCCCGTATGTATTCGGTACTCTGTCCCATTTGTAGTAACCGATAAATCTGCCAATCAGCTGATCGGGTAACCTCATCGTTGATACGAATCCGGCGAATGATATCTTCCATTGTTTTTTGTTGGAGTTCAAGCATTCTGCGTTCAAGTTCAATTGGCATTTGTTCTAGTTGTGAAGGTGTAAACACTTTGACACCTCCTATTCAATTACATCTGCAGGCTCATTCACCATTGATTTTGCCTTTTCTTCGGTTTCACCACGCCACTTCATCCGATATTCCCATAACTGCATTGCTCCGATCGCTACATCACGTAAATCCTGTTGTCTTTCTAATTCATTATCTGTGATAATGCTATCATCCCAAT